ATAATATATGGAAACAAGATATAAAATAATTAAGAACAAAAGAGAACTCAAGAAGCTAATTGCTTGTTGTAAAGCAACTGGTTATGCTTGCTGTGACTACGAAACTGATGGTTCACCCATATATAATAAGAGTTTCAAGCCAACAATTCTCTCTGTATCTTGGATGCCAGGATTTGGTGCTTCCATTCCTTTAGACCATTTCCAAACAAAAGAATATACTTCACCGGGATGGGACTGGAAGAAGATGTTAAGGAAATTTGGGGAAGAGATTATTGAGAATTATGATATTGTAAAGGTTGCATGGAACTGGAAGTTTGATGACCAGATTAATCAAAAGTATCATATCTATTATAGAGGTACATGCTTAGATGGTATGCTTGCAAAATATGTTCTCAATGAAGAAAAACCACATGGGTTAAAGGATATGGTTAGAAGATATCTACCAGAATATGGTGATTATGAGAAGCAAGATAAATTTGATAAGATACCTTGGGATAAAAAGGAATTAGACCCCTTATGCAAATATGGTTGTCAAGATACAGACTTTACATTACGATTAATGATATTCTTTGAGAAGAAGTTAATTGATTTGAAGATGTATTCAGTATTTCGTAATTTATTTATGTGTAATTCCCGGGTATTAACTTCGGTAGAGAAAGAGGGATTATACCTTGATACGGAATTTAATCAGAAATTGCTTGAGGAATATAAACCAAAGATAGATGCTGCTAGACAAGCAATCTATGATTTACCAAGGGTAAAGAAGTTTACCAAGAAATATAATCAAGTTAAAATAGAAAAGTATATCGAATCTATTGAGGCTGAACTTGAAGAGTTAGATTACAATGACCCAAAAGATAAACGTAAGATTGATTCAAGGGAACAAAAAATATCTAATATTCGTGCAGGGATATTTACTACCAAGAAAGAACAGGAACTTATAAGACCTCTTAATCTTAGTAGTCCGGTTGATTTACCCCAACTTATGTATTCAGATTCTGGTTTTAAATTCCCAGTAATTAAAAATAATGAATCTGGTAAGCCAAGTACAGATGAAGATACTTTGGTTGAATTAAGGTTAACAGTAAAAGACCCAGAATCTCCAAAAGCAATATTCCTTGATAAGCTACTTGAATTAAGAGGTTTACAGAAAATGTATACTACCTATATTGAAGGTTGGCATGAAAAAGTCCAAGATGATTCTCGATTACACGGTAGATATAATATACATGGTACTGATTCTAATCGATTCAGTTCTGCTGACCCAAATATGCAGCAAATACCCAAGACATCGGTAGACCCAAATATTAAGAAACAATTAGTTGCTCCTCCAGGTTATTTATATATGGCATTCGACTATTCTCAGGCAGAGTTAAGAATGATGGCCCATCTATCAGGTGATGAAACTTATCTGGAAGCTTTTGCTAAGGGAGTAGACCCTCACCTTGGTATAGCAGCAGCAAAATATGGGGTTCCAATTGAGGAAGCAAGTAAAATATACGAAGACGAAAGTCATCCTGACCATAAGCTTTGGAAGGTAAGGAGAAAGCAAGCAAAGCAAATTGCATTTGGACTTATTTATGGGATTGGAGATGCTTTGCTAGCAGTAAAATTATCAGACCCAAAAGCTGGTATTATAGTTACCAAGGAGGAAGCTCGTAAAGAGATGGATGAGTTCTTTAAGAAACATCCTAAAATACTTAAATTTAAAGAGAAGCAAGAGAAATTCCTTCGTAAGCATGGATATTATACCCAATTATTTGGTACTAAACGAAGACTCCCACAAATATATTCAAATGATAAGCAAGAAGTTGCTTATGCAATTCGTTTAGGTCTTAACTTCCCATGTCAAGGTGCTGCAGCAAATATGACCAACTTTGGAGCTATCCTTGTTTATTGGTTAATGAGACAAGGTAAATTACCCCGTATGCTTGAAGTAGCAACTGTTCATGATGCAGCCTATTTTTACTCAAAGCCTGAATATATTAATACTTGGACTGTTTTTAAAATATGGGATATATTGAGAAACCCTAGTACTAAGAAATATTTTGGTTTTCAAGTGGATGATGTAGATATGTCAATGGAGTTCTCTATTGGTAGGTCAATGGCAGAAGAATTACCTTTTATTCCTGGGTATGATTATAGAAAGATGCTTCAACCAGATTTCTCAGTAGAGGAGTATATGGAAGAACATAAGAAGTATAAGAATGTAATCATTAAGGATTATCCTAAATTGTTTAGTAAAGAGATAAAGCAGTATGAGGAAGATTTTAAAGGGAAACTTAGATTGCATTGGTTGCCCTAATTACCATGTTACCAAGAATGGTAAGGTATATTCTAATTATAAGGGTAAAGGTTGGGTAAAATTATCCCTTAATCGAATTAAAAATAACGGATACGTTATAGTTTCTATTAGGGATACGAATGGATATAGGTATACTTATAACATTCATCAATTAGTAGCATTAGTATATGTACCAAACCCAAATAATCATAAGTATGTATGTCATAAGGATAATATAAGAACTCATAATCATTATAAGAACTTATATTGGGGTACTGCTAAGGAAAATACTCAACAATGTATTAGAGAGGGTAGGTTTAAATTTTCAGATACAAAGTTAAGTAAACCCGATATACTTCAATTACTTTATGAGTATGATACTGGTATGATAAAAGCAAAACTTGCTAGGAAGTATGGGATATCACCAATGTTAGTATATAAATATATTAAGAAAAGAAAACGTTATGAAAAAGATTTTGAACGGACCCACAGTATGGAGGGCTAAATGCCCATACTGTGATTGTGAATTTGAATATGACTACTCAGAAGTAGATTCATCCACTTTTGCTGATTGCAAATTAGTTAAGTGCCCAGGTTGTAATAAGTATCTTCATCATAAAGAAAATCCAAAATCACCTACAGAAGTGAAGAAAGAGGATACTATGACAACATAAATAATAAAATATTATAAACTATGGCAACTGAAGAACAAATAATGAATACAAATAGGCTATCATCTTTAACCTATATGATATCTGCCTGCTTAGAGTTCTCTATTCAAAACCTCAATCGTCAATTAGACTTATGTAATTTGAGATTAGTCGGTAGAGATAAAATGGTATTCAACCGAGTTAGGTCTCAGATAGAGCAACTTCAATCGAATCTAAAGTTATTAGAGGATTTAGCCTTTGGAGTAATGAAGGATGAAGATGCAAGGTTAGCTTATGAAGATGCTACTCATATTTATTGGGCTCTGTTTATGACTCTAGTAGATAGAGGAGGAACAGATAACCTATGTGACTTAAGATTCAAGGCTTTAATTGATATAATTGGTAAGTATGAATCTATTCTTCACTTGCCTGGTTTAGATACTGCCTATCACTGTGCATTTGCTCAGGTATCTAAAGCAATTCAAGAAGGTAAATATTCAAAAGAGGATTTTAAGAATTTATTGAAAGTACATGAAAACAGAACTGAAGAAACTAAAGGTTAAATTCGAAGGTAATATCATAACCATAGATATTGCTAAGGAATTATCCATTAATGAAAATATCATTAATTCTCAGTTAAGGGAATCTCCCACTAGTTATTATATACTTTGCTCATTAAGAGATAAGTATATTAAAGAAAGGGATGCTCTAGCAAGAGAAAAGGATGAAGCTTATTCTGCTGCTTGGATATTTATTAAAGAATCTAATGAAAGGTTCAATAATGACTACGTTGCTCATAAGGCTAATATATCTCCAAAGTATAAGTCGATATATCAACGATATTTGAAAGCAGTAGAAAAGGCTAACAAGTATATTACAATATGTAGAGCTTATGAGTCTAGAGAGAATATCTTGAGGACTATTAATGCCAACATGAGGAAGCAACAATAATAACTATAAATAATTACTAACTTTTAAAACGAATTAAGAATATGAATTATTCATTATCTTTTATCTCTGCTATGGTAGCAGCTCAGTTTGATAATCAATTACCAGGATGTCCAACTGAAAACAGAGTTCTTATTTTATCCCCAAAAGAAGTAAACCAAACTCGGTCCGGGCTTATTATTCCGGAACAGGTAAAAGAGGGAGTTCCTCGTAAGGGAGTTATAGTTAAACTCGGTGAGATTACCGAAGAGTATAGAACTTACCGGGATTTGGTGCAAATAGGTAGAATAGTTACCTATGGTTTGTATGCCGGTAAGGAACTGGAATTTGAAACAGACAAGCTTACCCCAGGCTTACAACAACTTTTGGAAAAGAACACTTTAACGGTGTTGAGTATGAATGAGATAATTTACTCAGAACCAAATAATAACGATTAATATGGCACTTGACAAAAAGAAAAAGAAAAAAGTTTCATCAGATGGACTTTCTACAAAGGAAAAGATGCTAGCTAGAAAGAAACAGTTAGAATCTAAGGGAAACGGCAATGGGTTGGTATTCCCTAAAGAAGGTACTTTACGTATGAGAATCAAATCCCCGGGTGATGACCAAGAATTGGGAATCGAAATTGTTCAGTTCTATCTTGGAGGTAATTTGGGGGGAGTAATATCTCCGGCTACTTTTGATGAACCATGTCCTTTCATGGAAAAATACCAGGAATTGAAAAACTCAAAGGATGAGGATGACAAGGAACTTGCAAAAACCCTTGTACCAAGAAGAAGATATGTTATCGGTGGTCCGGTATATGCAGATGAAAAGGGAACTAAATTCGATTACGAAGGTAAAGATAAGGGAGTTCTAGTTCCACGCTCTGTTTATCAAGATATTATCGACTTATACCTCGATGAGGATGAAGCTGGTGATATGACAGACCCAAGAAATGGATACGATATCAAAATTATTCGTTCGGGTTCTGGTAAGCTTGATACTACATATTCTGCTCGTGCTTGTAAACCAACTAAATTGGATAAGAAATATCAAGGTACTGTAGACCTTGAAGGTATAGTTCGTTCTCAAATCAAATCCTATGATGAACTGGAAGAACTTCTTGCTAAGTTCTTGAATGAAGACCATGGAGGAGACGATGACGAGGATGACAAACCAAAGAAAAAGGCAAAAAAGAAAGGGATTCACAGAGACCATTATATGGAGGATGATGAACCCAAAAAGAAAAAGAAGAAACGTTACAAATCAGATATTTAAAGGTTAGTTAAACATAGGGTTTCATTCGAAGGTGGTAATTAGATTCGTTCAGTTATCACCTTCTTTAGTCTAAATACATTACATTATGGCAAAGAAAACAAAAGTTGGTTTAAAGGTACCAACAAAAAATGAGATACTAAAGAAATATGGTAGTATCATGAGATTGGCTTCAGATACAGTGGAATCAAACTTATGGTTACCTTCTACTTTTTTTGCTCTCAACTATACATTTGGTGGTGGTATACCATTTGGTAAAGTACTTGAAGTAGCTGGAGAAGAATCCTCTGGTAAATCCCTTATTGCATATAATTTTGCATATACCTGTCAACAACTCGGTGGGCATGTTATATGGGTAGATGCTGAACAATCTTGGATGAACTCTTGGGCAGAAGCAAATGGGGTAGACCCAGAAAAAGTTACAGTATTAACCGATACCCGAATTGAATATATTTCCGATGCAGTAGCAGATTTAGCAATTTACTTACGTTCTCAATTAACTAAGAATGAACCAATACTCTTAGTAATTGATTCTATTGCTGCTATGGATTGTGCAGATAACATAGATTCTAAAATGGTAGAGGGTAAAGCAGAAATGGGAGGTAGAGCAAAAGCTCTTTATAAGTATTTCCGTATCAGAAGTGAATTATTCTACAAACTGGGAGTTACACAAATTTATATTAACCAATTAAGAACTGCTTTAAATGTCGGATTCGGAAAAGATAATACAACTACTACAGGAGGTGCAGCACTTAAGTTCTACGCTTCAATCAGAGCTGCCTTTTACTCAGGCAAGTCTATCACTGTTAAACAGAAAGGTAAAGAACGGAAAGCTGGTAAATTGGTCACAATCCGACTTATTAAAAATAAAGTTGCTCCTCCAAGACCTACAATCAGTAAGTGCCCAGTTTACTTCAACCCTAAGTTCCATGAAGTAGGTTTTGATAGATGCTATGCTCTTGAGGATGTATTGGTAGAAAATGATATCATAGAAAAATCTTCGGGTGGAGTTTATAAGTTCAAAGGGAAGACTCTTGCAAGAGGGGAGGAAAAATTCCAAAAACTTCTTGAAGAAGACGATGAACTCCGTCGTAAATTACTTCGTAAAGCAGGGATAAATACTATCGGTACAACTAGAAAGAAGATAGTAGCATTGACTACTAATTTATATCCAGTAGATGGAGTAGAATATGAATCATTTAACGAGTCAGATGACGAGGAGGAAGACGATGAGTAAGAAAACACAATTTACAGGGTCCAAGAATAAGATTAGGAGTCTATCTTGGACTTCTCCTATATATCAACATGGGAAAGGTAAGTATCAAAATAAAATCCTAGAAGATAATATACCCGGATATCCAGGTTACCATATATCCAGAAGAGGAAAGGTATATTCAAGATGGGACATAAATGGAAAGGGTATTCTATGTAAAAGGTACCATATAAAACAACCCCATTTAAATAAAAATGGTAGGTATATAGTTGGTTTATCACAACCCGGTATAGGAACTACAAAGTGGTTATTACATAGATTAGTAGCTTTAGTATATTTGCCCAATCCAGGAGGTTTACCATATGTATGTCATAAGGATAACGTACCAACAAATAATTCAGTTAAGAACCTTTATTGGGGTACACAAAAAGATAATATGTCTCAAGCTTCTAGGGATGGGAGGATGGTAAACAAATTAAAAGGTAAATGTATCAAAGGTACAGAGATTCAAAGGTCCTATATACCCAAGTTGATAGGTATGGGGTTTACTAGAAAAGAGATATCAGAGATAACCGGGCTGGGACATCAACTAATATCAGATTATTATATTAAATATAAAAATAAATATGAAAAATAAAAAATTAATACTATTAGTTGACGGCGAAAATATTTTACACCAAAGTTTTCATAAGTTCGAAAAACTTAAATCTACCGATGGCAAACCGAGTGGGGCAATATTCGGATTTTTCAAATCACTTCATATGTATCTTACAAGGTTCGAACCGGATGAGGTTTATATTTCATTCGATAATGGTCATTCACCAGTAAGGACGAAGTTATTGCCCAATTATAAGGGACATAGAAAAAATATATCTGTAGATTACGAATCATTGCAAAAGCAAAAGGCAATTATAATGAAAATGCTGGGTATGCTAAGAATTAATTATATCTTCGATAAAAAGAAATCTACAGTATATGAAGGAGATGACTTCTTAGCATACCTTGCAATTAAAAAATTCCAATCCGAGAAAATGATACTTATATCATCGGATAAAGACTTTAACCAGTTGCTATCAAATAACCTGAGGATATATAATCCCAGAAAAGATGAGATGATAAGAATGGATAACTGCAAAGAATTATTCGGTTATCATTCTCATGAAACGGTAGAGTACCTTGCAATGGTTGGAGATACTTCCGATGATATACCAGGGTTTCCGGGTATAGGCCCAGTAAAAGCAAGGAAAATCCTTGATGAGGGTAGAATTGAGAAGTTTATTGCCCAGAGTAAGAACAAAGAATATCTTCAAATATGGAAAAGGAATGAACAGTTAATCGACCTTTTCTGGTTTGTAAGACATAATCCATTGGATAAGTTACCAATTAAGTCAAAGAAGAAGTTTAAGTATGAGAAATTCAAAGAACTTTGTATCGAATACTCTTTAGCATCATTTTTGACAAATGAATTTATGAAACCATTTAAAGATTTGTTATCATGAAAAGAATTATGTTTGTAGGGCCAAGTGGAATAGGAAAAACCACTTTGGCAAAGTTCATAGAAACCAAATATGGTATACCCTTTATATCTGGTAGTATGTCAGATTTAATGCCAGATACAAAAGAGATGCACCATGCTGAGTTTTTACATCAAGAATGTGGAAAACTCATAAACAAGGATTATCAATTGTTGAATCTGAGAAATAAGCTTTTCAAGGATAAAGAAACTTTTGTAACAGACCGTAGTTATGTAGATTTAGCAGCTTATTTCATATATAAACAATCTACTAATATCCCAGAATGTGAAGTAGATGCTTTCTTAGATATATGCAAAGATCTTACAGTTCAACAATGTGATTTATTAATATACCTTCCCTTGAGTATGTACAATATGAAAGAATGGCCAATGGAAGACAATAAGAAGAGAATCATAAATAGATATTATCAGGCTCAGATGTCAGATATAATGGGTAACCTGTTAACTCAGTGGAGTACTTTAAGTGTAATAGATATATTAGTAGTACCCCAATTAGATTTCTACGACAGAATACACATGATAATGTCAAGATTGGATTGATATGAAGAAACAAGTAATAGCAATAGTCTTCTCAGATTTACATCTTAATATATATGCTAAGTTCAATGAAGACAATAAAAGAACCCTGAATCATTTCAGGGTTTTGTCGATTATACAAGAGAAATGTAAAGAGTATAATTGCCCAGCATTATTCTGTGGAGATTTCTTTCATAAGCCAGAAACCATGGATCAGGATCTTATGGAATTGACTTATGAGAAATTCAAAGAACTAGAGTTAAGAGAAAACCAGGTAGAGATATTCTCTATATCAGGAAACCACGACTTGAAGAAAGTTAGCTTTATAGGTAATAAACCTTTTTCATGGGTTAAGTTCTTAGAACAATTTGGGATAGTGAACCTAGATTATGGTAAAAGATGTCTGGGTATGAATGCAGTAGTATACGGTATACCCTACATAGATCACAATGTAGGTTTATCTGAATATCTGAAAAATATAAAGCTTGATAAGAATGCTGATAATATCCTTATGCTTCATACTGATTATCCTGGAGCAAAAGATACGGATGGCAGAGAAATTGATTCAGTAGAAAATCTAAATCTGAATGTACTGAATAGGTTTGATTTAATTATTTGTGGTCATATACACAAACCACAAAGATTATCAAAGAAGGTTTATATGATTGGTGCTCCTTTACAACAAAGAAGAACCGATAAAGATTGTAAACTGGGATATTGGAAACTTTATTCGGATTTATCTATGGAATTTATAGAATTGAAAGGATTCCCAAAATTCGTAGATGTTGAATCCGAAGATGAAATTAAGGATGATGGCAATTATTATACCATTTTACCCAAGAAAACTAGTATTCAAGTAAATATAAACCATAAGATTACTAAGCAAGTTTCTAAGAAAACTCTAGCAAAAAGGTATTTAAGGGAAAAAGGCATAAAGGATGATGCTAAGAAACAACTTTTAATTGATACTTTAAACAAAGCCGAATCATGTTGACATTTACAAGGTTAAATATACAGGGATTCTGTTCTATAGATTCCCTCAGTTTACAATTAAACCAAGATTGTACAGTTCTTATAAAAGCCCCAAATGGTTTTGGGAAATCAACTCTACTGAATGCCTTAGTATGGGCATTATATGGGAAAAACATAAAGGGAGTATCTGAAGTAACTACTTGGGAAAAGGTAAGACCTAAAGATTACCAAGGAGTAATGGTAGAGGTATTCTTTCAAAAAGGAGAACATATTTATAAAATTATCCGATGTCAGAAATGTAATATAGTTCTTGAGGATGGAGCTAAAGGTAAAGATAGGCTTATCCTTATGAAAGATAATGAAGTAGTGAATGTAAAAGGTAAGAATAAACTCCAAGATGCCATTAATGCAGAGCTTGGTTTATCTTACACCCTATTCATGAACTCAATTATGTTTGGGCAGGGCATTAAACGATTGATACAAGAATCTAATTCAGATAAGAAGAAGATATTCGAAGAAGTATTTGATTTGGAATTTCTTAATATTGCCAAAGGTATAGCTATGCAGGATAAAAATAACCTATTAGCTCAGGCAAATGAGGTAGAACATCAATCTGCTATATTAAAGAAAGAACTTGAAGCAAATAAGGAAGCTTACTTTGATTTACGAGATAGGGAAAAGGGTTTTAAAGAGAAAATCAAATCAGAACGTAGAGAATTAAAGAAAGATAGGGAGGACCTAACTAAGCAACTTATTAAAAAGCAGCAACAACTTAAGGACGAGGTAGAGCAGAGTCTTAAAGTTAAGATTAAGAAACATACAGATTATGTAGATGGTCTTAAATCCAAGATAAAATATAACCGTATAGTATCTGGAGTATCATTACCAGATTTTGTAAAGAAACTCAAGATACAGTTAGATAAAGGCCACTACAAACGTGCGAAAGAGAGCGTAGATATTATCTATAAAGCAATCATAAACTCGGATAAACTCCAGGAAGAATATGAAGATGCTCTGGGTAGGTTGGATGAGTTGAGAACTACGAATGAGAAGTATAAGAGACTTCAAAAAGAATGTGATGATATTGCTTCAGATATTGCCTCTATTGACGAGGATTTGGAAAAGCTAAAACGAGAGAAGCTTAAGGTTATGTCTCCTAAGTATAAAGAGAAACTTAAGGAAATTAGAAAGAATCTTCGTAAGGTAGACGAGGATTACCATAATAAGGAATTAGAGTTAAAGAATTACGATTGGTTACTTAATGACCCACTTGGTAATAATGGAATCAAGGCTTATCTGTTTGATTCATCTCTGGATATGTTAAATAGAACACTTGATAAATATTCTCAAGTATTGGGATTCAGGATTGAATTTGGTATAGATTTGGGTACTATTAGAAAAGACTTTTATACTTTAATTGAAAGGGATGGACAAATTATTGATTACAATGAATTATCTGGAGGAGAACGACAACTTTGTAATGTTGCAATGGCATTTGCTATGAACGAATCTCTAACTGCTTCCAAAGGGATTAATCTAGCCTTCTTAGATGAAGTATTTGAATCTTTAAGCTCAGATAATGTAGAGGTGGTTACATCCTTAATCAGGCATACTTTTGCAAATAAGACCCTATTCCTAATTACCCATTTAGATTCACTTCCATTATCTAATACTAAAATCCTGCAAGTTGAAAAGGTGAATGGCCTGAGTAGGTACCAACTACTATAATGATATAAAATATAATACATCATGAATAGTAAGAAAAAAGGCTCAAGATTTGAATTAAAAATGTCTAAGTGGTTTACTAAATGGACCGCTTATACTTGGAATAGAGTTCCAATGTCAGGGGCTTGGCATTCTAACAAGGATGCTGCTTCTGATATTACTTGTGTAGATGAAAGACATGCTCACAGGTGTAAGATATCCGTAGAATGTAAAAGCTACAAAGAAATTAAATTTGAACATATATTGCTTGGCAATAAGGGTTGTGATATATTAAGATTCTGGGAACAAGCAAGCAAGGATGCTAAAAGGGCAAATAAAGTACCTATTCTATGTATGAGGTATAATTCTATGCCTGCAAATGAATTTTTCTTCGTAGTTGGAGTAAAACTGGGAGATATTATTGCAGAATATGTTACTAAAGTAATGTATATTCAAGTACCCGGGAATACTCTTATGGTATTTATGGCTAGTGAGGTTTTAAATGTACCTTATAAGTTAATTCATAAGCAAGCTAAGTTAATCATTAAAAAGAAATAATATGAAACGTATCCCTTATTCTTATTGTATCTTCTACATAGAACGAAAGTATTATCAGAACATTAATAAAGAACTTAAAGAAAAGGGATATAAAAAAGTACGTGCCATTATCCCTACGATAAACGTTTTAAAGAAAACCGCAAAGGGTAAGATGATATTCGAAGAAGTACCTATCTTATTCAATTATGGTTTTATCAAGATGCCTACAGAGTTAGCGTACTCTAGACCTTTTCTAAACAAACTGAAGAGAAGTATATCAGGTATAAGAACTTGGTTAAAGTCTACAGAGACTCTTCATGAAAGAAAGAAGAAAGCTAGAATAGATAACTCTGAAGACTTTGATGATTTCTCATTGGTAGCTACATGCACCAGAAAGGATGTTAAAAGGTTTAAGAGAATGGCAAAAGAAGGAAAGAAATACTCTGTAGACGATTTGATGAATGTTAAGATAGGCGATTACTTAGTACTCAAAGGCTATCCCTATGAAGGAATAGATGCTACGGTATTAGGTATAGACCACATAAATAAAATGGTACAACTTCTTTTATATCCGGAAATGGGTAAAATGGAAATATGGTTACCCTTTGATAACGTAATTTATAGCGTGTACCAGAATTATGACCCAGATAAGTTATATGCTAACTCCCAAGATTATGACCCAAATGAGATAACAAGTGAATCAATAGATAAAATAATGGATTTTAGGAGGAATTAATATGAACGATGCTCAGAAGAAAGCTTGGGACTGCTTAAATGAAATAGAGAGGCAGTCTTTATTCCTTCAGTTATCCGAAAGCAAATCTTCATGGGAAGCTGGTGAAATTTTAAAGTTGTCACATTACAAGTATTTAGAAATCAGAGAAAGGTCAGAAAAGTTCTTCAGATTATTCTCTGATTTTTTCGAGTTACACACTTCTATTTTTCGACCTGACTGCCCTTGCGAACGAAGCTTTTGTGATTTTATTGAAGGATGTATTGAAAAGAGATTAACAAGGAAAGAAGCTAGTCTATATACTGGAGACTCTTCTAACTTACTCTCAAAGGTAAGCAATAGTAATATCGAAAGAAATATGAAAAGACTCAAAGAATCAGAAGACCCCTGGGACTTAGATTCAATGAGGTTAATTCTAGAGTTCGATAGGTGGAATAACTTTAGGATTCTACCAAGAATGCTACAACAGCCTTCTGCATTTAAAAGGCGGTTGAATAAGAAGGACAAGATATACATTAAATACCTTTTAAACCGAGTACCAGAATGGATGCACACAAAACTGAAAGAAAGGTTTAGATATAAAGTAAAGCCTGGTAAGAAGAAATACTGGGTATGCTTAATATCAGAAGAATTATATACAGATGGATATTTGCTAATGCCAGTAAGGCCTTTAGATGAGGTAGTTAGTGAATTTAGTAGATTCTATATGTATGTATTCGAAAAGAAAGACGATGCAGATACATTTGGATTCATGGTATCCAAGTTTATGATTAAAACTACTAATGTAAAATTAGGACAACGCTTCTGGCCTGAGTACAGATGCTGCGTGGAAAAAGCAGTAAACTATAATCAAGTGAATAATATAGAATTCAGTATTAAGAAACTTGATATGGCCTTCAATGCCGATAAAGTTAAAAAGAAAAGGAAGAAAAAGCCTAAATCAACGGCTGCTGAACGCATATCAGATACCTCAGCTTTTTATAAAAATAAGTAGA